GCAGCATCGACCAGCCGTCTATGCATTTAGTAATCTTAGGTGACTTAAGATCCCAGACCCTATATTGCACCGATTGAAGTGCTTTATTTGTTCTGGTTCTTGTAGGTCTACAGTGCGAAGGTACGCTCCGCAGAGAGGGACATGTTAAAGACATGTCATCTTCAGGCACTTCCTTATAAACGGAGGTCAACCTGTCTACAATTAAATTGTAGATGCAGTAATACCGTCTATCGAACATTGAATTAGCGTATGCTATCCAACTCGTATAGACTCCAGCGGCGGGAGTTGATGACCAGATTGTCCGAAAGCGGACAGGTGTGACGTCGGTGCCGTTAAAAGCATCCATGCCACATGACTCACGAAAGAGTCCACTGGTACAGCTCTTATCACGGTTTATCTTTAAACCAAATGATTCGAGTATGATCATTGCGTTCTCGGCGTATGCCGTTGGAACAATGACATCATCTCCATACACTAAGATACCCTCGAGGGTATCAGTGTCGGGAGCACCGGCAGCGAGAAGAGCCCAAACAGTAATTGCCAATACGGGAAAGCATAACGCTGACCCCATTGGCGCAAACTTCTGAAGCTTTAATACTCTACCATCCGGTAGCTCTGTTGAAGAACTACGGCATGCTTCCAGGAACCTACAGAGGTGATCCGGGAAGAGCAGCCGTACGAGATCAAGTGACACTCTATCTGAAGCCTCGTTGAGGTCCAGTGTTGAGTAGCCTGCGGGAGATGTGATAGAGGTCCTTTTGGACCCTTGTATCGCACCCCGCCTATTAGGCCCTTGATCCGTGAAGTGAATGCCATATTTGGTAATAGGGCACTTCTCCACATGCTCCACTATGGCCTGACCTAACCCTTGTTGAACCCATTGGAAATCCACAGGTTCGCAAGAGATCAGTCGAGGCCCGCGTGAGTCCTTGGGCACGAGAACAACTCGTGCTGACAAGTCCTCAGTACCTATTGACTCAATAGTCTCTAGGCGATCACAAACATGGCCCAGTGATGAGAAAAAGTACTCATCCAGAGGATACACATCGGTGATTCGGCCACACACGTTAGTCCAATCGAACTTGTCCCAGAGCTTTTGCCGCGTGGCAACTGCCCCAGGACCATGTCTTGGTTTGATTTGCGTGGGGTCGAAGAACGCAAAGACGTCTGACAGCAGACGTCTGGCGCTGCGGGCAATTGCGACTTTAATAGGTACTCCCAATGTGTTATACACAGAAAGATGCCTATGGCAATTGCCTTCACGAAGAGAATCTGCCATGTGGCGGATTTCTTCGGTAATAGTTTGTAAGTCATCCTCCGTTCTCTCGAACTTTTGGATGACCCGCATTTGTTGTTCTTCCGTATAGGTAAGTTCATACTTATAGAATATGTATAATACTTGTCTAAGCGAAACGACACAAGTGACACAGGGCTCTGAGAGCAACGTACCGTTTTGGTTTAGAACCTGACTGAATAGCTCACCTAGAAACCTAGGAAGCTTACTACCAACGCATAAGGGCTTTAGCCCGAGCGAGGTAGCGTCCAGGGGTTCCGCACCAGAGATTGCCCTGTCAAAGGCTTTCCCGATACGTGGCAGGGTTTTCGTTAAGAATCCCCAGCCCTCAGACACGGTCCGAGCTCGAACTCTTCGCAGAGTTTTCCGCAAGGCCGCAGTGTTGAACACAACTCCATGTACGTTTTGAACGTCACGAAGAAGCGCAGCGATGAGATTATAACTATCATCTAGGCTCTTATCAAGGTCCATTATGGTACCTTTCCTAGAGCATGCGATACACTCGTGACTCCGTTCACTACGAATACTCAAGATTATGTCAAATAACTTATTCAACAAGGAAGGTTTCATGGGTAGTATACCAAACGGTCGAACGCCTAAAATACAGCGTTTTCCCGTAGTAGCATACCTTAACCCATTTGCCTTCCCTACACAACCATTCAGTAATAGTAGGATCTACCTTGAGGGTATGTCGAACACCTTCTACGTGTGGCGCGATGCTTACATTGAAGTAAGCAATCAACGTGCACGTATGGGTTTATCTTCATACGCCTATGGCTCGTTCAACTTGGTGCATACAGATGCACGGGTGTTCTTGCCAATACCAAGGTATGACCCTTATACTGTTTAGTTGGTCTCCTCCTGAGATGGTTAAGAGACTGACCCACAACCCGCATGGTTACACCCTTTGCACGTACATATGTACGTGCCAGTTAGTGACACCACACGTCCCACAGGGGGCATGTGATTGCTCACACAGCGGTAGGTCAGCTCCAGCCATAACTTGAGCGTTTGATGGATAGCCCTAAAGGCCGCCATTCAAAAGCTCGCGAGCGCCGTTGCCAGTACAATCGTACAGAATTGTCGTACTTGCGCCAAGTGACGTAAGAAACGACATTAATTCTGCAAGAGTGTTGGCAGCCTCAGCTGAAGTTTCAGACGCCCCAACAGGGAAGTCTAAAACAGCGTACGCCGAGTGGGTGATAGGGGTAACATCGTCAACGTCAGATAAGACAGATTTGTCGAATCTGACAATTGAGCGACGCCGCCTCTTCATCCCTGCACCAATCTCCTGATGTTTTATAGTCAGGCGGTGAGGTGCGTTCGGTGGTTCATTAATCCTTTTGAACACCGTCGTACGACCACTCGTTTCCAGACGTTCGAATTCAACTTCGACTCCGGAAGAGTCCTTTATTTCGTTTGTATTGAGTATATCTGCTAGCATGCTTATTGTTATGTTAGTTGTTTATGCCGTATGTCGTCGTAGAAAACCACGATTCAATACAACACTATCTTGGTAATATTACCAATGTTTATAACGCCCCCTTCGTGCTATCACTAGGGATGCGCCCAGGCTAAGTTCTTTTGGACTAAGCCCGCTCATATAGAATGAGCTCCAATCCGGGATTTCCGCAGATCGCTTGTATGCGGTCTCCGTCATTTCCGGCATTGGACACCTCGCCTCAGCCGTAACCCTACCGTATGTCCTTCGCATTCCTTTGAAGGCATTAATACGGCGCTTACGACTGACGGACCAGAGGTATCTACGTATATTTACCTGCGGTTCCATGTTACGCGTCGTCATTGAAGAGAGCCACGAGCTTACGCCCGCGACCCAATCAACGACAAACGTCCAAGGTATTGCGTTCCAGATGATCGATGGGTTCAAGTTGACCCCAAGAGCGTCTAGAATTGACAATACTCGAGCATGCTCGACTTGGTACTGAGTAAGCGTGTAGCTATACTCAATTTCTGCATGGAATGTAGTAGGTTCATAAGTTACGTATCGTAACGTATCGAACGTCGGGAAAGAACTGTGGATCCTCGAAGGATCGTAACAGTACCCGTCGTCCTTATTATACGCGACGACATCATTAAACTCACGCCAACGATAGGTGAAATGCCTACGCTGAGCCCTACCCGCGCGGGTTACGAGTTCGTTCATACGACGCTCGGTCCGCTTAATCACCTCCTGGACGGAGGCAATATCTGATAAGAGTGGTGCCCAGGCAAAGTTCCATTGCAGGAACCCGTCTGCTCCACTCCGGCTCAGGGTCCTCAAAGTCCAACGGTTGGACTTAAAGGATGCGGCTACTTCAAGCCACCTCTTAACTTGGTGTATAGCCCTAGGTAGGGCAGCACGAATGTTAAGAACCTTTTTCGCGAGGGATTTGAAGTCCTTTAGCTCGATTATCGAGTTTATAAGACTCAACTCAGCTTTGATACCTGGCATCATGGCGTTAAGCGCCATGGCGTTCAGTTTCGAAAGCTCTGGAGGATCGGGTATAAATCCGCCTTCAGTGTCCTCGTCCGCAAAGAGCGGCGGGAGCCCCTTATTCAGGGATCCCGGAGAGCCGTACGGCCACAGTTCACTTCCGTCCCACCATAGGTGGTAACCGAAGTCGACATCACCACAGTATGACTTATAACAGTGAGGCCAATCGCCCCACTGGGTCGTATACCACGGTAATAGGGAATTCATGGGAATACCAGCAACACTTTTGTAGTGCTGAAAGTTATTCCACCTTCCCCGCCCATTCCCGCCAAGCGTTTTCTTCTCAAAATTCCGAGTGTAACCCGGAAACGAGGCGACAAACGTTTTAGTTGGGGATTGGTACGGCCCAATCGGGTCAGGACCAAAGTAATTAAAAACAATGGTCTGCTCCCGAGAGGGTACGTCGTCATGTCTGCTAATTGTATTCATATACGTAGTGGATTGTTGAGTTACAACATTGAGGTAGGGTACCAAC